ATAGAAAGGCAAGGGGTGTGCCATTAGTTATAGACACTATAAAACACCCCAACGAATCGGTGATCTTTGCCAGTTTAACTCCGTGACAAAAGGAAACTGGCGCTTGATTTTATATAAATAATTATTATATAAGATTAGACAACGCCTTATAGGGTTGTCAGAAAATAACTTTGCTTAACAAAAGGAGGTTAATATGACCAATAAAGCACTATCTATTTTCAATCAATTAAGACCATTATCAGTAGGATTTGATGATGTATTCTCACACTTTGAGAGTATGTTTGATCATCAATATGACGCTATTAATGTGTCTAATTACCCACCATACAATATCGTAAAAACTGGTGATAATAAATTTGATATTGAGGTTGCTCTTGCAGGCTTCAATAAAAAAGATATTAATGTATCAGTAGAGAACGGTATGTTGACTATCGAATCTAAACAAGAGGATAAGTCTAAAGACAAAGACGGTGAGGTAATTCACAAAGGTATTTCAAAAAGATACTTTAAGAGATCATTTACAATCGCTGATGACGTAGAGGTTAAAGGCGCTGAGTTAAAAGATGGTTTATTAAGAGTATCTATGGAGAAGATTATACCTGAGTCTAAAAAACTAAAGACTATTTCAATCAAATAATGGAATATTGTAATAGACACTTACTATAATAGATAGGGCGGCTGGCTACTTGACTAGTCGCCCTTTTTAGTATATAATAGATTCAAAATTAATTTTTAAAGGAGATTATATAATGAAAAAAGGTGATAGAATACCTGATATTAGTTTTAGAACTAGATCATTAGGTGAATGGAAGAATGTAAGTACAGATGATTACTTCAAAGGTAAGAGAGTAATATTATTTGCTCTACCTGGTGCATTTACTCCAACATGTTCAAATCAACAACTACCTGGTTACGAAAAATTACATAACGTATTTAGACAACATGGTATAGATGAAGTTTATTGTTTATCAATAAATGATTCTTATGTGATGAACGCTTGGGCAGCCAATCAAAAATTACAAAACGTTAAAGTCATACCTGATGGTAATGGCGATTTCACAGATCAAGTAGATATGCTTGTAGAAAAAACTAACGATGGTTTTGGTATGAGATCATGGCGTTACGCTGCAATTGTAAATGATGGTACAGTAGAAGTTGTATTTGAAGAACCTGGTAAGCAGGATAACAATGATGGTGACCCTTATACGGTGTCATCACCAGAGCATATGTTGAAATATTTACAACAAACTGATCCAAGACACAATCAACCGTTGCCAAACATTGACATTAACCCTAGTTAATGTTATACTTAAATTATGAAATACAATGAAGATAAAATCTTAAAAGAGATTGGTGATTATATTAAATCTACTTATGGCGAACATTACTCTACAGGTAAAGGTGGCTTTCAAGTTTTAGATTTACTTAAAACATTAAAGATCGGAAAAGATTTTTGTCATGCTAACGCAATCAAATATTTGTGTAGATATGGCAAAAAGAATGGACACAACCGTGCTGACTTGTTGAAAGCGGTACATTATGTTATACTATTATTAAATTATGATAAGGAGATGAAATGAAAATAAGTGATAATACAATTGGTATTTTGAGAAATTTCTCGGATATCAATGCCAACATTTTATTTAAACCTGGTAAGTCATTAAGTACAATGAGTACCATGAAAAATATTATGGCACAGGCAGACGTTGAAGAAGAATTTGAAAGTGAATTTGGTGTATATGATTTACCTGAATTTTTAAGAGCGATTGATTCTTTTCAACAACCAGTACTAAAGTTTAACGGTACTGCTAATCTAAAAATACAAGATGAGAAATCTACACTATCAGCTAGATATGCATTTGCTGATAAATCTACTTTAAGATATCCATCTAAACAAATATCAATGCCAGATAAAACAGTTACGTTTTCACTAAAGAATAGTGACTATGAATCTGTTAAGAAGTTATATACTAACTTGAGTCTACCTGATATTGCTTTCAAAGGCGAGAATGGCAAGATAAAACTTGTTGCATTAGATAAAAAGAACTCTAACTCAAACGAGTCAAGTGTAGTAGTTGGCGAAACTGATTTAGAATTTACTGCATATGTCAAGGCCGAGAATATGAAAATTATTCCTGGTGATTATGATGTTGCATTATCAAAGGCAAAGATTGCTCACTTCATAAACAAAAAGGTTAAAGTACAATATTGGATTGCTTTAGAAGCAGACTCAACATTTTAAGGAGGTCTAAATGTCAGATTTCCTATGGGTTGAAAAATATCGTCCTAAAAAAATATCAGATTGTATCTTAACTGAAGATTTAAAGAATACATTTTCTAAATTTCTTATACAAAAAGAAATACCAAATCTTCTCCTTTCAGGCACAGCAGGTACGGGTAAGACAACAGTTGCTCGTGCCTTGTGTGAAGAACTAGGTGCTGATTATATAATCATCAATGGTTCAGATGAAGGTAGACATATTGATACATTACGTACTACAATCAAAAACTTTGCGTCTACCGTGTCGCTAGACGAGTCTAATACACATAAAGTCGTTATTATAGATGAGGCAGATTATATGAACGCTGATAGTGTTCAACCTGCGTTACGTAATTTCATTGAAACATTTTACAAGAATTGTAGATTTATATTTACTTGTAATTTTAGAAACAAAATCATACCTGCATTACATAGTCGTTGTACCGTTATTGATTTTCGTATCACAAATGGTCAAAAAGTCAAAACTGCTACTGCATTTTTAAAAAGACTAGGCGAACTATTGAAGGCAGAGAATATAGAGTATGATAACAAAGTACTTGCTGAACTAATACAAAGACACTATCCAGACTTTAGAAGAACTATCAACGAATTACAAAGATATTCTGTAAGAGGTAAGATAGATAGTGGTATATTAGTTTCATTATCTGAAATCAACAATAAAGAGTTAGTTAAGTTACTAAAAGAAAAAAGATTTAGTGATATGCGTAAATGGGTTGTTCAGAACCTAGACAAAGATCCTTCTTCTCTATTCTCTGGTATCTATGATATACTCTATAAACATTTACAACCTCAATCTATTCCTGCAGCCGTATTAACAATCGCCGATTACCAATATAAATCAGCGTTTGTGGCTGACCACGAGATAAATATGGTTGCGTGCTTGACACAAATCATGGCCGAATGTAAATTTAAGTAGAGGAAGAAATGGCAAGAAGAACATTATTAAGAAAATTGTTAGTGAAATGTAGAATGTTTTGGGCAGATGTAAGAGGCCATCATGGTAAAGTTTGGAATTATGAACCAGGCGACTACTATATGGGAAGTCACAAAGGTCACAAGAAACATGAAAAAAGATATATTAAAAGCAAAACCTTGTTTAGGTTTTAACAATAGGGCCGCTTTAGCTCAGCTGGTAGAGCAACTGATTTGTAATCAGTAGGTCCGCGGTTCAAATCCGTGAAGCGGCACCAGAAATTATATTATGATAGAATACAAATTATCTGATTATCTCAACTCAATTAACTGGTCAAAGGTTAATCTGTTAGACGGAGATGATCTCACTTGGGAAAAGAAATATCCACCGTACGTAATTAATCGTTGCCTATCGCAACACGTAGATTGCATAATGATGGCAAACGAGATGAATATTCATCACAGCCTCACTAAACGTCTCCAGTTTCACTTTCTACTAAATAGTATTAGAAAAAGAAAACGATTTGGTGGGAAGTGGGTAACCACTGCTAAGTCCAAAAATTTAGAGTATGTAAAAGAATATTATGGTTATAGCAACGCAAAAGCAAAAGTAGCCCTTGACATACTAGATAAAAAACAATTGAATCTTATCAAAGAAAAGCTTGATAAGGGTGGGAGAAAAAGATGAGTGAAGAAAGTTTTAACTGGTCACCTGAGCAGATGTTAGAGGTTACACTTAAACAGCCAGATGATTTTTTAAAGATAAGGGAGACTTTATCCAGAATAGGTGTTGCAAGTCGTAAAGACAAAACACTATTTCAATCGTGTCACATATTACACAAACAAGGTAAATATTACATAGTACATTTTAAAGAACTTTTTGCTTTAGATGGTAAAAAGGCAACACTAGTTGAGAATGATGTACAAAGACGTAACACAATATCAGTTTTATTACAAGACTGGAACTTATTGTCTATAGTTAAACCAGAGGCTGCTGAAAACAAAGCACCTTTGTCACAAATAAAAATTATTGCTTTCAAAGAAAAGAATGAATGGAATTTGCAAGCAAAATATAATATCGGAAAAAAACAATCAACTGAAGAAACTAAAACTGAATAGGAGTATATTATGATTAGATTATACAGACTCACTTCTGGTGAGGACGTGATTGGTACGCCACAAGAATCAGACATCCATGGTTCTGTAGCAATAAAGAAACCTTTTGTACTAATACCAATGCAAGGACAGCCTGGCAAACCTATGCAAATAGGATTTCATCCTTACATACCATACACAAAAGACGAAGTTATACATATTAAATCAGCAAATATAATTACTGAAACAACACCAGATGATAATATGATTGGTGCATATCAACAAAATACAGGTCAGATAGTTACACCTAAAAATAAAATCATCACGTAATTGACATTTTTGTCTTTTAATGTTATAATAGAATATGAATTTGGCGAGTAGTTTTTACACAAACGTTGTAGAGCATAAAGGTAAGCTTCTTATAAGAGGTGTCAATAACGGTCAATCTTATTTAAGTCGTATCAATTATAGTCCTACACTATATCTTCCTACAAAAGAACAATCAAAATTTAAAACACTAGACGGCATAAATTTAAAATCAAAGAGATTTGATTCTATATCAAAGGCAAAACATTTCTACCAAGAGTATAACGGCATACCTGAATATAAAATCTATGGTATGAATAGATACAACTATCAATACATCGCTGACGAATACAAAGGCGAGATGAAATGGAATAAAGATTATATCAAACTATTCACACTTGATATTGAAACTACTTGTGAGAACGGCTTTCCCGATCCTGATACTGCAAAAGAAAAGATTATTTGTATTACCGTAAAAAATCATACTAACAAACAGATATTAACATGGGGTACAGGTGATTTTATTTCTAAAAAAGCAAACGTAACATATGTAAAATGTCAAAACGAAAAACATATGCTATTAGAGTTTCTAAAATTCTGGTGTAAAAATCATCCCGATATTGTTACTGGTTGGAATGTAAAATTCTTTGACATACCTTATCTTATGAATCGTATGAGATTTATGTTTGATAATGATACAATTAATAAAATGTCGCCATGGAATTATGTCAATGCAGATAGAATACAACTTGGTCAAAAGAATCAACAATACTGGAATATACTAGGCGTATCTGTATTAGATTATTTTGATCTGTATAAAAAATTTACTTATGTAAGGCAAGAGTCTTATAAACTAAATTACATTGCCAAGGTAGAACTAGGCGAATCTAAATTAGATAATCCATATGAAACGTTTAAAGATTTCTATACAAAAGACTATCAAAGATTTGTAGAGTATAATATACAAGACGTAGAACTTGTTGATAAGTTAGAAGACAAGATGAAGTTGATCGAATTGCATTTAACTATGGCGTATGAGGCAAAAGTAAACTATCAAGATTGTTTTGGTCAAGTTCGTATATGGGATAC